CGGGAATGTTTATGGGGATTACGAAGGTTACAAGTTCCTGTACTCTGGACTTATGCCAAACGGAGTAGGTATCAATGAAGTACACTTCATCGACTGGCTAAATCATAGAATACAAGAAGATCAAGCCAGATATTTTAAGCAAAACAAAGTTACGACATACAGAGATAAAGATTTAGCGGGATTGATGCTTAACTTTAGGATTTCTCTTCTTAGAGGAGTTAGATCAGGTGGATTGATTGAAGATCAGATTTCAGTAGAGAGTCTTGAAGAGCTGAAAAAGAGAATTGAAGATCAGCACAGATCAAATCACATGCTACCTGCCATTCAAGCTGCAATCAAGTGTAGCGGATGGATTAGCCACACGGCTTACGAGTCTGTTTGTGTGCCATATACAAGGGATGCCAATAGTTTTTTTCAATAGAATTATCGGGCTTAGTGCCCGGTATTATTTGTTGCAGAATTATATATTTTCTCTCAAAAAACTACAATTTTAATACCTTTTTAATTAAAATAGTGCTATAATAAATCATATTTAAAAAAAGGATTAACACATGAAATATAGACCATACTATACAAATAAAAAAGATAAGCAAATAGATTATTTAGATGAAAAAGTTTTAGGGAGATATCTTGAAATATTGTTCACTGGATATGAGATTATCCATAATAGAGTAGTTGGTGGCTCAAATATACAAATGCGACCGGATTATAGAATAGAGGAGTTGAAGTTGATAGTTGAGTTTGACGGGCATTATCACTATTGCTCTTCAAACACTCAAAAGAGAGATAAAATAAAACATGAAAGATATACGGAAATTGGATACAAAATTATATATATCCCATATTTTGTGCAACTTGATATCGATATGTTAGAGTATTATTTTGGCTGGATTGATACTGCAAAGAAGAATATCAAAAAAGCATCTGAATTATATAACGGTTTTCCACAAGGCTTTATATCTGAAAATTGTGTTTTGCCAACTGATTTCAATTGTAGTGGGCACATGAGATTAGCATTAGAACTTGATAATTTTTCAAGAACTAGCAATATGAACAAAAAAGCAAATAGAGTTAAAAATGAAATTGCTTTTTCTATTGTTGAAAGAGTAGATATTGATGACCCAATATATACAATGAATCCATATTTGAAAGATCAATGTGTTTGGAGATATGGAGAGTAAAAAACAGTACCACTAAAATAATATAAAATCAGTCAAAACAAAACAAAAAGGTTAAAAAATGGCTGAAAAATGTACTTTTTCAAATCCTGAAAATATAGTTCTGCAATTTTGCGACGTAGATTATGACGGCGACCAAATTGCAGAAGCGATCTCAATTCCTGAAATTGAGTCTATAACTGCAACACCGACATTAAGCGGCACAACTTACGCTGCTTCAAACGCAAAAGATTTTGAAGTTACAATTCCTGTTGTGAACGGCTCTGAGCTTCATGCTGCGCTTGAAAAAGCATTTCGTGACAGGGCGTGTTGCTCAATGGGGCTTTTTGATTATAATGCTAATTCACAATTTTCTATTATCTCTGACAGTGTTGTAGTGCTGAAAAGAGGCGAGATACCGTTCGGAGAGTCTGCCGCAAAAACCTATACGATCCACGGGAGATGGGTCTATGTTTAATGAATAGTTAAAGTTAGATATGGTAAATCAGTAGATACTGGGGGCGTAGAATATAGCAGATCAAATAAATGCTATTATTCAGTCACATACAGTAAATAAAGGAGGCGCAAAATGGAAAACACCCAAATAAAACAATACGCTGAAAGACTAATCGCAGGCAACAGAAAAAGAGAATCATACCTACTTGACGGTGTTGGCTATGAAGTGGTAAAAATTCCTCCGATTGACCCCAATATGCTGCTAATGAAAATAACCACAAAAGTAACAAAGTCTTTGACTCCAATTCTGATACCGGCAATAGCTCTTTTTACAAGCGGTGCGATATCTGGAGATATGGACGTTGCAAAAGTTCTTGAAAAAAAAGAGGTTGTCGAACTGCTTGACAACTTGCATAAGTTAGATGAAAATGATCTTGCATGGCTTATGGAGATAGCGTCATATTTTACGTGTCGCATAGGAGAAAAGAAACCGATCGATATGGACTGGGTTATCGACAACCACCCACAACACTACTTCTTAATCTTGTTTAATTTTTTGAAAATAAACGTCGGAGCACTATTCTTTGGGAATAATATGCCGGAAACGAAGGTGGGAAAGCAAGAAATGACTATTCAGTAAATCGAATAGTCAAACAGTATCAGGAACTTTATTACGGTGATGATTTTTACATCCCTATGATTATGGCTCCTATAAAACAGGGGTTTTATTCATATGTGGATTTGAATGATATGTATATTGAAGATGTCTTGATGATAGTTAAATATATGAGCTTTGACAGCGACATAAGTACGGCAGTAGAAGACTACTACAGGGCGAAAGCGGAACTAGAAAACAGCTAAATAAATTTTTGGCATAATCCCGAAGTGACTGCAAATGTGCGCCTCCTTTTGTAGTCACGCACTCATGTGTTATCCTTGTCGGCGCGGCACTGTGAATCCATACAGCCTCCTTAAAGTGAACTTGTAAAGCCGCGCCGATTTTTCCTGTATAATCAAAATAAAAAGGCTTTTTCGTGACGATAGATGAACTGATCGTATCTTTTGGTTTTGATAGCAAAAAAGCACTTGAAGCGATAGATAAGACAGAAAAAAAGCTAAATGAGTTTATTGATAATGCTAAAGATATAGACATAAGCGTAAATACAGGTGTTGCGTCTGCAAAAGTAGACAAGCTAAATGATACAATCTTGAAAGTAGTGTCATATGCAGGAAAGGCATCACGTGCGCTTGAAAAGATAGGAAGAAGTGCTGCTGTAGGAATAGGCAAGGCAATAAAACTATCTGCTAATCTTGCTTCATCTTTGGCAAAAATAGGAGCTGGTGCGATTGCCGGAGCGATTGCTGGTTCTGGAGCGATTGCGTCAAATGTTTCCGAAAAGGCAAAGCTTGCTGAAAGCTTTGGAACAGACTATAAAACCGTTCAGGCGATTGCAAAAGGCTTAAAGGATATCAAAGTTGACAATGTAATTGATATCTTTGAAGAGATGAAAAACAAAGTTGGTCTATCGATATCTTCTTTGGAACGTGATCTAAAAAGCGGCAAGGCGGCTATAGAAGAATTTAATCTCTCAGGTTATACGGATGCAAAAGGAAAAAAGAAAGATGCAAAGAGGATAGAAGAGGGCACGCTAAACGATCTTTTTGCTACAACTCTTGGAAACGGTGATTTAGCAAAAGTTGATAGCGATTTCAAAGGCGTTATGAATACCGCTATTGCACTTCAAAAGTTTTCAAAAAAATCTGCAAACGAACAGTTTATGATAATGGCTAAGTTGGTCGACATTAGTGAAAAATACACTTCTTCTATGGATGATTGGCTTGGTGGGGAGTCACAGAAGCTATTTAGCCAACTCAGAGCGGAAGCGAAAAAGACAGGAAGGACTATAGAAGAGGTAATTCGCGCAAACAGGGCAAAGCAATTCATTTCAAAAGATGATGTTGAAAGCCTGAAAAGATATGATGAGTCAATAAGGAACTTAGGTTCTACAATAAGCGAGGTATTTAAAAAGTCAAGCGCCGGAATAGGCGAGGTATTGACTCCATACATAAACAGAATAACGGACTATTTGCAAGCGCATAAAAAGCAAATAAGCGAATTTATTGATTTTGCATCTCAAAAAGTATCCGCTTTTTTCCAGAAAGTAGAAGAGTGGGGTAAAACAAACCTTTTTGATAACGGTAAATTTGTAGGCTACGAAGAGGCTTTGACAAGGATTATTGACAAGGTAAGGCAAAAGTTATCAGAATTAAAAAAATCGCTAGTAAATGCGCTTGGTGGACAAGAGTTCATAGGAAAACTGAATGAGATAATCGGATATATAAAGATATTTGCAGGAGTCATAGGCGGCGCAATGGTGTTGAATGCGATAGCGTCTTTTTCTACTGCGTTAATGGCTCTTGGTGTTGCAGGAAGTCCGATATTTATGGTTATAGCTGCCATTACTGCACTAATAGCGTTATTTGCAAACTGGGATACTGTTTCGCAATGGGGCGAAGGCGTAAAAAACGCAATAAGCAACGCAATGACAAGCGCTAAAGACTCTGTTTATGGGGCGGTTGATGCGATGAAAGCAAAATTGCAGGAATTGTGGGCAGCACTTAAAAACAGCACGCTTGGCAAAGGCATAGGAGACCTATGGAAGAGAACAAAAGATGCATTTAGCGGTGCGCCTGCACAAGGCTCTCAGACAAGCAGCAACACTCCACAAACACCAGCGCCTGCACCGGTATTTTCCACGCCGTCACTACCTGCAAAAGCACCGGTTGGAACAGTTGCGCCTGTGAGTGTGCATAACAACAACAATACAAACGTGACTGTAAACGTTCAGGGCACAAACGCAAGCGCAAGCGAAATAGGAAGAGCCGTAGGAGACGCAATAGAAGCTGATTCGATGAAAAGAAATATGACTACGGTACAAAAGATACCGAATGCGGGGTAGAAAATGAGCTGTTACAATTTTGGGCAATTTGACACATATATATCTATTATTTCGACAAGTTTTGTTGGCGGGTATATGGGGGCACTAAGTGAGACTTCGAGATCAAGGACGCAAATAACACATTATCCTGTAGAGGATAATTTTATCCTTAGTGATCATGTGCACATATTGCCGTTTGAGATAGATTTTTCAATAATCGTATCAGGTGACGCAAAGTATGACTTGGTTTTCAATGCTCTAAGGGCTTTGCAGCTTAGCAGGGTTGGTGTTGACATAACGACAAATGTAACGAGCTACCCAAACATGATCTTGACAGATGTAAGCGCAAATAACACACCCGCGCAAGATGCGTCAATAATCGATATAAAAGCTGTGGAAGTGCAAAGCGTGTATCTTGGGTATGCAGGTCTGATAAGGTCTGTTGTAAATACTACTTTTGCAAGAAGAAAAGAGAGGCACGGTAGAACACATAACACAGGGAGAGTAAAACACAAAGAGGGCAAGGTTATAAGAGATCAGTATGGAAACTTCGTAAGGGTTGATAGAGGATATTATGACGGGGTGAATTATGAACGAACTTGATTGTTTATTTATTGAAGTGAAAAAAGATGAGTATCACCAGCACATCAAAATAGATGCAATTGAGATAGCGATACATTATAACTATTTGGTTGATATATACTTTTTGAATGTGTTTGCTGACGACAAGCTAATACTTGTCAATGCTCCTATTTTGCCAAACATAGATATGTTTAAAGGGCTAAAATTTACAACAAGAGAAAACCAGCCGCTAGGCTCTTTGTACTTTAATTACCCCAAAAAAGATAAGATCGGAAAAGACGATTTGTTTAATCTTGATTTAATCTATTTTGAAGAGGTTGTGTAGTGTTCATACGAGAGTATCAAATCATATGCAATGGTGTTGAAATATCAAGCCTTGGAAAGTTAACGCCGCTCAAAGTTGCCTTCTCATGCAATGCGACAATAACTAGTCAACAAGACAGATTTACGGTATCAATATGGAACTTGTCTGAAGCAAAAAGAAGACAAATAGACAGCGAGGGAGCCGATATAGAGATATATGCAGGTTACAGAGACGGGGTATTCGGGATGATAGCAAAAGGTGAGGTTCGGACAGTATGGAGCAACAGAGATGCAGTAGATATAGTAACAACAATAACAGCGGGAAGCGGCGATAAGGCTTGTCAAAAAGGCACATGCAACAAAACGCTAAGTAAAGGTTGCAGTGTGAAAAGCGCAATAAGTGCATGCGCGCAGGAAATGGAGAATGTAACAGTCGGGCAGATAAAAGGATGTGATCAAACGGAAGATAAGACACATAGGACATTGTGCGGGTCAGCAAGGAAACACCTTAACAAACTTGCAAAGAAAAACGGATTTGACTGGTGGATTGAAAAACAGGAGTTGTGCGCACTTAGAAAAGATTTGATGTTTGATCAGAGTACAGTTTGCAACGTATATAATGGGATGATTGGTAGTCCTAAGCTAAATCAGGACGGAGTAACGGTAGAAATGCTGCTAAATCCAAATGTGCGCATAGGGACACAGCTTGTTGTGCAGTCAAAAGACATAAACAGAACATACAAGATCGTTTCGTACAATCACTCAGGCGATTTTCTTGGCGGTTCTGCATCTTGGAAAACAACAATAACAGGAAAAATGCCGGATAAATTATCTACCTGTGGAGGTATTGGTTGAAAATAATTTTTATATTTTTAGTGCAAATGTTAAGTATATTTGCATATGAAGCACCTACGCAACTTGCATCATTTGTTTCTTTTTCAGCAGTAACGATAGTGTCTTACATGGTTTTGAATAGATGCGATGGTGATATGTGGTTCAGAAAATATAACGATGAACTAGAGTGTGTGTTTTTGGAAGATGCTTTGAATAAATGCGAGAGGGCTAAAAAGTGACAGAGACAATAACAGATTTTGACCAAGTATCAGCAATCATCGAAAAAGGGATGAGCGACTTTTTGTCAGATCATAGAACGGCAATACCGGTAAAAGTTAAAAAGTTTGATAAGGATAAAAATACGGTCGATGTTGAGATAATCCCAAAAGAATTACTCGGAGATGATTTTAAAAAGGTTGATACGTTAAAAGAGCTGCCAGTTATAAATCTTGGGAATAAGCTGATCTACTTGACTATACCTATCAAAGAAGGCGATGAGGGTATAGCGCTATTTATGGACAGGTCGATAGACGACTGGGAGAACGGTTTTAAGGAACATCGAGACAATAGGGTAATGGATATATCAGACGGGGTTTTTGTCCCCATGCAGCTACGATATAAAGACGATCTAATCAAAAAGTATAACGAGGACGCACTTGTAATACGTGGCAAGTGTTGCGACGATCTGAGATTTGTTGTAAATACAAAGAAAAAAGAGATCACAGCCGGATTTGTGAAAGACAAAAATACCATTAAGCTCAAAAAAGATGAAGCGATACTTTACACAAATGATGAAAAGACAAAAGTCGAAGTCTTAAAAGACACGGTAAAAGTGACGATCAACGATGATCTGAAATTTGAGATCAGAGATAGCGAGATAATTTGTCATGAAAAGATTACATTTAAAAAGAAAGTTACGGTAGAAACGGAGTTTAGTGCGACTGGGATTTTTAAAGCAGAGGGCAGTGTTGATTTGAATGGAGCGGTTAAGATAAATGGAACAGTTCAAACAGGAAGTTGAGTATATTTTACACAATGCTTGTGAAAAAGCCTTTTTTACCAAATTGTACTTTTTGATTTTTGATAAGTGAATAATTGCGTTTTTACGGGCAATAAACATATAAACATAATATTCTTTTGGAATATTGTATTTTACAAAAATTTCCAAAAATGGTTTAATACGTTTTAAAAAGTAGTTAAAATGTATAAGCATGTTGGTGAGGTTGCAAAAGAATTAGGAACAAGCAGAAGTAGAATAAACGGCATAGTGCACACAACAGGGATGAAACTATTAAAAGACAATCTTGGATACAAACTTTTTAGCCTTGATGATATAAAAATTATAAAAAAAGAACTTGAAAGACGAAACAAAAAATCAAAGAAAAGCATTTTTAATTTAAAAGTAAAAAATGGTTTTTTTGATTTTATGGATGGAGCAATCTATATAAATGTAGATGATTTTAGTGAAAAGACAGGATTGACAACAAGTGATCTGCTTGATCTTATAAATAGTGGCAAATTAACAACGCATAGATTTATTGGAAAATATTTCTTGGATATGGAGGAAGTGAAAAAATGTTTTTTGGAAGAAAAAAGATATGAGTAATAGGAGAGTCATGAAAGCTTATGCTCTCCTCGAAAAGCTTGAAACAAGGGAAATAAAAGCTTTTTTGGAAGAGCGCGAACGTGAGGTACAAGAGAGCCGTTATTGACTCTCTTTGCCTTAGCATGAATAACTTTGAAAATGTTTTCGCTGATATTTTTAGCATGGCGGACGGACTTAAAGCGCTAATAACAATAGACGGCTACATAGAAAAAGGTAAAAATATTAATGTTTATGGTAATTGCATCGGAAAATATATTGAAATTGATATAGACCATATGGAATTAACTAATGTGTCAGCTGATGATACAATGTCGGTTCTTTTTATTGAGCGTGCCGGATTGTATGCAGACCAAAGACTTGCAGATAAGCTTATGGAGGCGGAACTAAAATGGGAAGAAGAGAAAACAAAAGATTAAGATTTTTTGAAATTTAACAAGCTATAATCTAACGAAGCAAAACGAGTACAGCTTGTGGCTGTACCCTATAACACATAAGAAGGGTTATTTCTTTTGTGTTCGTATAGTAATACTACTATATCTAGCGCAAAATGTCAATAAAATAATCCTTCTCTTTGTGTTTTTGTTTGCAAATTAAAAAAAACAAAGGACATAACATGAGAGCAGGACTTAGGTCACTACTGGCAGAATTAAACAGCAGACCGATAACATACCACCCAATGTACAAAAAGATGACAAACAGCGTTCACGGAGGCATTCTATTATCGCAGTTGATGTATTGGTTTAGCGTAAAGACAAAATTTTACAAAACAAACGAAGATATTGCTAACGAAATAGAGTTCACTGAAAGAGAGCTAAAAACAGCAAAGAAAGCAATAAAAGACCTACCATTCATAAAGCAAACGAGAGAGGGGATTCCGGCTAAAACTTATTATGAAATAGATTGGGATATATTCTTGGAATATGCCGAAAAATTCAATCAGGACGAAATCGTCCCAACTATATCGGACAGCGATACAAATCAGGACGAAACCGTCAAATCCATACAGGACGAAACCGTCCTAACTGGAAAAGACGAAACCGTCCCAACACTACATGACGAAACCGTCCAAACTATTACTAGAGATTACACTAGAGATTACACTAGAGATTACTTACTTGAGAGCGATGAGATAAAAAATTACAGAGATCATCTTTTTGAAATTTTTGGAGCTGGGAAGAACATAATAGAAGTTCCTGTAAAAGAGGGAGGCAATAGCTGGATATGTTTTGATGAAAACAAAAATCTGATAAAATGCAATACAGGTGATGTGATAAGCATTGAAGCTCAAATACACATACTAGAGCAATTGCATGCAATAAATTTTCATATGGAGCAAACATGACATACAAAAACTACAAAATAGAGAAAATATCAAACAGGCACTATACGCTAAACAGAGACATGAAGATAATAGCAGTAGCAATGAGTATTGAACCATTATTGCAAAAATTGCATCAAGAGGAAGAAGAGAGTAAGGAGTATTGTTTTAATATTGACGGAGACAAGATAGTCAGAAACAGGGTTGCAGCTAAAAAGGCATAGGGTCAAAATCTTTTTTGACTATATCGATAACTTCTTTGTCAGACACATTATAAACAGTTGCAATGTGTTCTAGTGCTTTTTCTATTTCAGTCCTGATTTTGCTCTTTTGATTTCTGCTATATGTTTTGTTTCCTTTAGTAGATTTTTGTAAATATTTTCAGTTTCTTTAGTCATAAGTTAAACCTTTTTTATTTTTAGTAAAGAAATTCTAACACAATATAAAAATAATGTCAAAAAACTATCAAAATTACTAAAGTTTTTTCTACATATGTCGATATAGATAATAACTAAGACATGGAACTTAGTAAAATACACAAAAGGATAAGAGATGAAAAAAAGAGCAAAAGAACTACAGGAGCTTAGAAAGAATATCGGCGCTGATAATTTCGATAAGATGATGAGCGGCAGACTAAAAAAAAGAGTTGAGGCGCACAAAATGACATATTTTGAAAGAGTTAGTGCTATTGCTTTGAGAGATATGGAAGAGTGGGAAAGAAAGAGGGCTGCATCTGTGGGACTTGAAAAATACCACCTTGAACTAGAAATGAGGCGGGAGAAGCAAGAGTATATAAAAAATGAGGTTGCTGAGATATTGGATATGCTTAAAAAAATAAAGAAAGGTTTATAGTGAGAAAATATATATTTGCATTGGTAATGATCGTTTTTGCGTCAGGATGTACGACAGGAAACAGTGGAAATTTTGCTGGAATAATAAAAGAAAGTGTTAAAGAGCACGAGTTGGCTTCTGGTGGGTGTGTTCACATACCACCAGTTGGAGACTTTAGCTATTCTATTAATGGTGAAATTATGCACATAGTCGCAGAGGCAGAGGATAAAGATTACGGAACAGGTTGCAATAATGGCGATATTGAGTATTTTTGGAAAATTGAAAGAGGCGATCTTGTTGATACTTTTCGCGGCAACGATATTTTTATCGACGTTGGCGGCATTACAAGTGTTGTTATTAGTCTCACTATTCGAGATGATGACGGACAAGCTATCGAGATTATCAAAGAGCTGCAAAAAGAAACTATCTGATTTCAGGCTAAAATAACTCAAAAAGGAGTTATTTTGGCTAACTACTTCGTATTTGTTACGGTACAAGACTACAAAGAAAAAAACTCCTACGCCTTAAAAATAGAAGAAAAAGAAGATTTGCCGCACAAAGATTTCGTTTTGATTGACGGATGTGACAGGGTGAGAGCTGAAATTAATCATACTTTGAAATTTTGGAAAGGCGAGGACTGCCTAAATGTAAATGACGGGTTTGATTATCCTACGTTTTTTCGAGAATACAATGCAGGGAACAAAAGACTTGCAAGAGCAATGATAATAAACGCAATTATGAAAATAAAAGACGTTGAAGCTATCGAGTCGCTAGAAATGGTAGAAGATAGAGATAATCACATTCTTAACGTTTATTACCGCGTAAAGACAAAATATGGATATGTTGTAAAGGATCGCAATGCTGCTTGATAAAGATTTAAAAATACCGCACTTTTCGCAAATAATAGCCTCTAATGCCGACAGACTAAAGCCGATGTTGGGAATGGACGAAAACGACACGATCATACCTGAAAGCGTAGCGGGGCAAATTGTAGAGAATATGTCTAAGCAAGAGTATGAGATACACCTATCATTTCAGGCATTGTTGATGCAGATAAACCCGCTGACTGCATCAGTAAGCTATCTTGATGTAATAGCATCAGTTCGAGGTCTTGAGAGAAAAGACGGTGAAACAGATGACGAGCTTAGGAAAAGGCTAACAGGTGTAAAAAGCATAGGTGACACAAGGTATAAGAAGTACTCTCTATTGGAGACAAAACTGCAAAATGTTCAAGGCGTAACATACGCGAGAGTAATTTATAAAAATGGAATAACATATCCAATTGTTTCAGGTGGAAGCGATGACGATATAGCGGATGTTCTAAAAGAGTACGCGCCGATTGGAGAGCTTGGCGGGAATACTGAAATATCGAAAGATTGTATTGAATACAAGATAACAAGAGCCATACAGCAACCGCTAAAAATCACACTAAAGGTAAATGACGACAATGACGCTTGTATATGTTCAACGTCTGATAAAAACAAGATTATTGACTTGATAATGGAAAAATCATGTGACTATACAGCAGGTTCACTTGTGAAAGATACGCATTTTAAATCTATGCTTGGGTTAGAAGGATTTATGGTGAGCGACATTGAATTCGAAATATCAGCAACAGCACAGCTAACGCTAAATTCAACTGCTGCAAATGTAAATCCTGATCCTTGCGCGGACGCTGGAACACCGTCTGAACTTTTGAATAAGTCATGCATAAATGCTCCATGTGCACCAATAAAAGGAAGTCAAATAATTGTGCCAGAATGGGTAATTCCTGTATTTTGTAGAAATATGATCGAGGTGCAGTAATGGCAAAAGACGATACCAAAAGAGACCCTTGTGCAACAGGAGAGCTTGAAAAGTCTTGCAGTAAATTTATTAAACCGTCTGTAATATCTCAATACGAACAGACGATAAACAGCGAAACACTTGGTACAAATAACGAAGGAAATTTAACAGAGCTTCTTAATGTGTTTCGACCAAACAAGCTAGAGTTGTTTTCGGCGGTTTGCGACTTATACCATAGCTGCGATATTGAAGATATAGAGGGCTGGAAGCTTGATTGTCTTGGCGCCATGCTGGGGTTGACAAGAAATCTTTGTGATCTTGGCACACTTGATGATGAAGCGTACAGAAAGGTCGTTAAAAATAGAATTTTTGAACTCGGAAATCCTTTTGCGACATTGGGTGAAGTAGATGAGCACATAAAAGATATTTTTGGCGAAGGAAGCTACGATCTATGTGTTAGTGACGGGTGCATAAATATCTTCATGAAGCGAGAATTTACGGCGGATGAGCAGAAATACATACAAGCCTACTTGGATTCTTTGCCGATACCGCTAAATCAATGCGTAAAACTCTACCCGTCAGATATTACGAAGTGCCTATATCTGCAATATGACGATGATGTGCTGCAAGGCGGCATAAATGAAGCTTTGATGAATTGCGGAGAACAGGTTGAAGTATACACAAGGTCGAGTCGCGTGACAGGAGACGAGAGCCAGGATATTAGAAAATGCCTTTGGCTAAATGCTCCGTATAATGGCGGAATGAATGGGTTCTATACAGACAAAGGTGGGTTGAACGGCTGGAATTTAAATTGTTATCAAAAAACGATAGAGGAGAATGAGATAAAAGAGTGCTTGTACCTAAACGGTACAGAACTGTGCCATGATGGTTTAAATAAAGGGTCAATAAATTGCAGTTGCTAACACTGCTAAAATAAAAAGAAAAAGGACATAAAATTGGCTAACAAGATATATGACAAATTCCAATTTTTCCCTGCATCAGTTGTTCAGGGCGCAGGAGCTGGAAGCGGTATAGTCACAAACGGTTTTGATACTGCAAATCCGTACCCGCTAAGCGGAGCAGAGTTAAACGATTGTTTCTTCCACTTAGCAGAATATGCAAGAGAGTCGGCAGCAGCTAAAGACATCATTGAAGCACTCGGAGAAACATACGACCCAAACAACCAGCCACAACAACTCAAAGATGTTTTGGCAAACAATACTGGTGAAGAGATAAAAATGAAATCTGGGGAGCCGACAAGTGCGGATTTTGCAGACGGCATTAAGATTGTAATTGACGAGGATACTGGTAATGTTTACACTTTAGGAGCAGACGGAGAGCCTAAAAAAACTGGTGGCGGTGGAAGTCTAAAAGATTTAGACGATGTAGATTTAGCAGGAGCAGAAAAAGGAGATACCTTAATATATAATGGCTCAAAATGGGAAGCTGGAGAAAACAATAATTTTAAGGTTAAAAATGGGAAAGTTGTTCCAAACGATTTTGACACAGATAGTCAATTAATTTTTAATACCGATGGAGCTAAGACAATATGGTACAAAGACCAGACAACTGGAGAACCAGAACAGCTATATGTTAGTTCTAGTAATGTGTTGCCTATTGGGACAAGAGATATGGGCTGGGAAACTTTGGAAGCTGGCAAGAAGTATGGCATGGTTTCTGGTGCTTCTTATATTATTGGGGATAGTATAGGAACAAAAGCAAATGCTGACGATGCAACAGGAAAACACAATATCTTAATCAAAAAAGATGGTATGTATAGAATAGATGTTTCTTTCTCTATGTATAAAGTTGGCTCAGGCGTAGGAGCAAATGTACAAAGCGACAATAGTAAAAATGTAATGCTTAAAGCAAAAAAAGCAAATGGCGACCCTGATGTTTATTTGATGTCATGCCAATCTGATAAAAACAGCGGAGGAATTTATAGCAATTTTATCTATGTTGAATTAAAACAAGATGATGAAATTTTTATGGAAATTTATGGAGGTACTGGTTATGGAGATGTGGTTACATACACCGGACAAGCTTATACACATTGTTCTGTCGAAAGGGTTATTTAATGGATAAATATGGTTTTTACAACATGGCTATAAAAAATTTAGGATTAGGTGGTTCTTATGCTCTATCTTCAAGGAAGTTTACGGGGATAAGAGATAGCGACATTGCTTCGATAGAAGCAGAAGCAGAAGCTCTTTATAAAAGATATTTGGCAAATGAAATTGAGCTAAAAAAACAACAAAAAACTAGAAAAATAATTGAAAAAATTAATGAAATTTCTATGCTTGGTGGAGATGCAGCAGAATTAAAAGATAAACTACAATCTAGTACACCTATCTTTAGTTTAGTTATCGAAAAAGATAAAATTTTAGAAAAATATAATAGGACTTTTTTTGAGTCAAGGGGAACACCTGTAGTAAAAGATGACGGAATAGTGTTTGACGGAAAATCATACTACAGATTATCAAACAGGGTAAAAATAAGCGAAAAATCGTTTAAAATAAATGCTTTGATAAAAATTTTGGAAGTTAAGAAACACAATTATTTTTTTGGTGACGGCGGAAGAAGTGCAAACAAATCGTTGCATATTGGTTTCAGGTCAGACAATTTGTTCACTGTTGACTTTTGGGCAGACGGAATGAACTTGGAGATAGAACAGAAAAAAGGCGAGTTGTATGACGTGGAATTCTTTTTCGATTCGGACACAAAAGAGGGTGTCTTGACGGTAAACGGAAAGTCAAAAAAACATACTTTTAAAAATTTGCTAAAAGAAGGTGCTTCCTTTATCGGAAAGGCAGAAGCCGGCAATTTCAACGGTGAGTTGTATTCATTATGTGTAGAAAACTACAGTGCATAAACATTAAAAAAGGAGTTAAAAAAAATGGCTGAAACTATTGAAGAACTAAAAAAAGAGATCGAGAGGCTAAAGGCTGCACAGCAAACAGAGAAGCTAAATTTCATACTATCACAGGACAGCGCAAGTCCTGAGTGTATCGCAAAACAAGTGAAAAAAGCGTTTCCTGTGCCTAAAATGTGCGTAGATTTTGCAGGTGATGCAGAAGATGAACTATGCCGATACAATTTTAAACCTGCGGGAGATGTGGAGTACACGGAAGAAGGTGTAAAGTTTAGCGGAAACGAAAGGCTGGACATTATCCCGGCTGTAGAGATTAGAGGTCAGGATTTTGTCGTAGAAACTGAGTTCAAAGTTGATCGCGTAAAAGATGCTAACTGGGTTCTTGGAGACTTGTATGATGGAAACAGCGTATCCGATAGAAAAGATACCGCATTTCACATGGGCTTTAGAAATGCAAGCTTGTTCTCTGTAGACTTTTATGGAGATGGAATGAATGTAAGAGTTCAGCAGGAAGCTAACCAGTGGTATAAAGCTAAATTTTCATTTAACGCTAGAACGAAGATCGGAACACTTACAGTCAACGGTCAAGAGTTCAAGCATAGATTCAGAACGCCTTACAGCGATAAAATTTCATTTATTGGAAGCGGTGCGCAAAACTCTGCAAAATTTATAGGGATTGTTAAAAACGTGTGCATCTACTAGAAGTCAAACTGTAGTTGTATGTGCCGTCTCTTTGACTGTTTGTTTTCAGTTGAAGGGATTGGCTTTGCAACGTCAATCATGTGCAGATCGCATATGATTAATGAATCGTATTCGAGCCTTTCTTCTTTACAAATATCTTTGTATTTCTCTTTGTTGTTTTTTTTCCAATTTCTTATTAATTTATTATCAAGACTTAGCAGAGTATCTATATTGTCTTTTATGTTCCACAACCTTGTAAATTTCAAAATTTCTTTTATGTAATACGGGTTGTATTTTAGTCCTGTAAGCTCTTT